AGTCTATGTTTAAGTAAAGACTAGCGGGGACATTCATGATGCCGTTGTGGCTACCGTTATCGTCTAGCTGAATAATTCCGTTTGTTGCTACAAGGGACTGTCCTGTGACAGAGCCGCCTGCGACAACAGTGCCAGATACATCTAAGTTACCATTCAGGTCTACGGTGGTGGCAGCAATCTGAATCTCTGTGTCAGCAACGAGGTCGAGCTGTCCGTCTGCGCTTGAGTTTATGTAGATTGCTGAGTCGCGGAACTGGACTTTCTGCGCGGAAGTTACTTCAATATCAGTTGAACCCGTAGTGTTACCGTTAGCAAGAACCTCGGCTAAAGTGTCGAAAGACCCAACTTGGGCGTCTACATATGCTTTTATGGACTGCTGAGTGGCTAGAGATGTGGCGCTGTTAGACGCCATGTTGTCTTCGTCTAGTACCGCCGTAACTGTAGTGCTAGTGCCTAACTGCAAAGAGGTGGTGCTAGTTACTGCTTCAACTACGTTAGTTCCATCACAGAACAAAAACATAGTACGACCATTAGGGACAAGGATACCCGAACCGCTAGAAGTTTTTAGGGTTACATTCTGACCTGATGCATTCTTTGCTATGTATATTTTAGAGAGGGCTGGACATACAACTGTACCAGCGGCTGACAGGCTTGATCCTGTATCCGTAAACTCTAGCATTGCACATCGGGATTCAGCGGTTGTGCCATTAGCTGTTGTAAGTGTATGGGAGTTACCTGACCACGTGTTGACTACTGCACGCCCTGCTATGGCCTGTTCTACCATAGAAGTTATGTTGTCGTTTACTACATCTCCCCAAGTACCACTAAGTTCGCCCTGTACTGGAAGCGCGAGTTTTAGTATCGAAGTATATTGCGTTGTCATTTGTAAAACCTCATGCGGCTATTCTGTCCCAGTTAGGGTCTTGTGTAGTTGTTGCTTCACTCCACGTTGAAGTTTGGCTATCGTTTATTGCCTGCCAATTAGGGGCTTGTGTATCTGTTACTCCGTTCCATGTTGGAGTCTGCCCATCATTTATTGCTTGCCAGTTGGGGTCTTGGTTATCATCAACCTCCCCCCATATGTTTACTGTACCTATGTATCCTACAGCAGATACTCCAATTACGGAAACATCTGCGTCAGCAGTAGCTACTACCGTACCTAGTTCGGCGTCTGCCTCTAACCCAGTAACTGGTATGGTTATACCTAACGCAAAAGTAACATTACCTAATTGGGCTGCCCCTACTACACCTGTTACTAAGGTGTTTGCTTCTGCATCTACTGTAACTGTACCAACTGAACCTGTAGCTACTACACTCGTTACCGGAGCGTTTGCCTCTGCATCTACTGTAGCAGTACCTAGTTTAGCTGCCCCTACTACACCTGTTACTGAGACGTTTGCTATACCTGTGGCTGTTAATGTACCTACTGCTCCCTCGGCCTCTACGCCTGTTGCGGATATATCAGCTTCTGCATCTACTGTAACTGTACCAACTGCGGCGGCTCCAGCTACGCTAGTAACCATAACGTCTGATTCGGCATCAATGGTAGCTGTACCGATACCTCCCGCAGCGTCTACGCCCGTTACAGAAGTATTTGCTGCTGCGTCAACCGCTACAGAGCCAATAACTCCTTCCGCAGCAATACCGTCAACCGATACTATAGTTAGATCAGTACCCCAAGCCGTTTGGCCCCAAGCACCACTACCCCAACCTACATACTCAACAGAAGACGGCATTTAACTACCCTATGGAGTAGCAATACGTACAATAGCATTTGTAGCATCTGCTGCGGGAAACTGTACAGTAAAATCACCCGCTGTAGACGTTTTATCCCCGCCAAAATCAAGCACCGCAACCGCTGGGTTGCTACCTCCCGACTTGTATATTAGAGCGCCACGAGCCGTAATAGTAGCATCCGTCCACGTAGTATCCGCAAAGTCTAAAAATGCTGTAGTGCCTGACGCCGCAGGATTAGCAGAAATAGTAAGTGTATTTCCTCCCGCAGTGTAATTTGTACCTGATACTTCATTAGTAGTAGCGTACGCTGTAGTGGCAGCACTTAGAGTTGCACTAGACGTATACAACGCTATTTTAAAAGTTTGTCCAGTGTTGCTACTAAAGTCCATCTCTCCATCTAAAAGAGCGATTTTAAAAGAAGTACACATCGCTTGTGAAATTGCCATTGTTTATCTCCTATTCTACTTTCATTCTAAGTTGTCCAGAACGGTAGGCATCTTCACGAAGTTTACCATCACCTAGATTCTTTAACAGTTGAAGTGCTTGAACGTACAAACGCTCATAAAATTGCACTAAATCAGGTTCCCCTTTCATAAAACGAATAGCCTCAATAAGCGCGCCATTAAGCAACGCTGAGTCAAACTCATCTCCTAGCCACGTAGTGCCCGCAGTAACAATAGACGCGGGGTAATACCCGTAGTGTAATTCCATTGTGTACGCGCTGTCAGGAGTAGGCCCCAAAATAAATGCGTCATCATCAAAATACGCATAGTGTTTTGGTAACCCCTGTGTCGAAGCACTGGGATATGCCTCCCTAACAAAATTAACGTCTTTGTTAAGTAGGTACTGGTAATTCCCATCACCGTCGATAACTGCTATCGAGTAACTCCACAAAAAATCTGTTGGAGCACCGAGATACTTATTGCCCGCACTTAGTGTCCCTGTTACATTTTTACGTAGCGCAGGAATTTGTACAGTGTTATATATCTTTTGTTCTGCTTGTTGGGTGAACATAGCAAGCTGATCTGCTGTAAACGTGTTCTCACAGATATCTTCAACATTAGCTTTCAGCTCGGTATAGTTCATGGCTTACCCCATTGGCCCGCGAGCGTACAACCCTTTGGTTGCTGCCCCAGTACCACGAATTTTGACTTTACCACCTTTAGAGTAAGCGCTAGTCATAGGCTTGCCAGTTTTCTTGGCTTCTTTCTTGGCGGCTTTTTTACCTGCATCTGTGTACGCAAACTCTTTCTTCCCTACTTTTGGCATCTTACTACTCCTACTAAGTTATTACTGTAACTTGCCCCAAATGGCCCATAGCAACTAACGGGTCAGGGGTAAGTCCGTATGGGTCATATCCCCCACCTACTGGGTTCCACCCCCAATGGATACCCCTACTACTATAGGGTCCTGCTACCCCAAGGCTTGTATCTACTCTTGGGTCACGGATAGCTTGTGGGTCATCAACTGGGTATTCCCCTAATTTATTTTGAGGCTGGTCAGGATTCCAGCACTCGGGGCAAGCCTTTATATTGGTATCCCGCCCCTTAGCAACAAGATTGCGTAGTTCTTTAAGTCTGTATTCAAACCCACAAACGTCACATAAAGCAATAGCCTTTCTAGCGGATGCAAATCTATCACCCATCCTATAATCTGCCTATCCTAGGTACAAAACGAGCAGAAGTCTTTTCGCGATCTTCCTGTGCGGCTAAAGAAAATTGTTCGTCGTATATTTGCTTTAGCATGGCTACGCGATCTATAAGTTCAGGGTCTTTCATAGCTATGTAATAGGATAGCCCTGCAACTAAACAGGGGAAAAACCTAAAGTTCATGTCGGCAGTCTGTGCCCCACTACCTGCATCCTCTATACGGCGCATGCGCCAATAAACTAGCTGGTAGCTCTGTGTACCATCAGGTATAGGCCATACAGTAGCTGCAGGTACTTGCTCCCAATATACAGGAATCGCAGTACCCCCAAGCGTATGTGTAGCGGCTGTTGTGCCTTGCTGCCCCCTAAAACAATTCTGTAGAGCATTACCTTCAATACTACCGTAGTTAATAACCTCATCTTGGATTTTAACAAATCCTGCGGGTGGTAAGTCAGATACCCCACTTAGGGTAATAGTAGTGTCTGTACTCGATGCTGTAGCCGCTAGTGTGATCCCTACAGGATAAGTTTGCCCACTATTCCTGTGGATAAAAATCTGTACTGGCCTACCTTGTGTTAACTTGTTAGGTATAGATGCGTAAGTACTTACACTAATACGACTTATAGTAAGATCAGACTGTAGTGATGTGCTGCCCGCCCCAGTACGTATCTGATGCTCCATCAAATCAATAGTGTCGTCAGGCAGTGCATAAGTTGATTGTCCTTGAACTAGATCAATAAAGCCTTGCTCTATTGTCCACATGTTTATGCCACGGTTCTGCCACTCAATGGTCATCAAGTTCATGGATCGACGTGCAGTGCGCAAGTCATACCCAGAGCGCATCTCACGTCCAGCACGTTCAAACGCTTCTTCAGCGATCTCTGTGAAGTCCATGTTAAACGTAGAAGTGCCTGATGTAGCCATTATTTATTTCCCCGTTTGGTGGCTGATACCCTTCTAGGCTTACCTGCCGGTTGCCCTAATCTCTTCTTCTCAGCTACTTTTCTACTTTTCTCGGAGCTAGACATCTCACCAGAAGTCTTAGGGGTTTTAGAAGAAACCCGTTTAGAAGGGCGGCAGTAGGGAGTTCCCCGTCCATCACCCTTCTTTCTACCACAAGCCTTTCCAGTACTGACATCTTTCCAGTCTTCCTTGAACCAGCGTTTTAGGGCTGCTCCTTTGGCTGTTTTACGTACTTTACCACCAGACTTGTAGTATGTACGCATCACTTACCCGCCTTTTTCTTCCTGCATTTGGCAATAGCACCGGAAGCATACGCGGAAGGAAAAACTTTGTAGCTAGCCTTCACTTTCCTATAGCACGAGTCTTTTACAGTGCCACCTTTCTTATAGTAACGGCGCATTATTTACCTCATTTTACAAGGACGTACACCCTTTGTAGCCTTACCAGCACCACGTACTTTACCACCAGCTTTATGTTTAGCCACTTTCCCGCCTTTCTTCATGGTAGGTTTGCGGGTCTTGCCTTGCTGCTTGTTTAGGTAGTCGCGTAACGATAGGCCCGATGCTTCCAGTTCTTCTTTGGTAACCGCAGCTTTCTGCCTACCATCTTTACCGATAAACTTACTTGCCCCACGTTTTTTAGCCTCTCCAACAGACTTAGCCATGCCTTCAGCAGGCATGCCGGGGTCAGTCGCGGCTTTTCGGCGCATCATATCTGCGGTAGGGGCTTTAATCTTGCTGGGTTTGGCCATAGCCGGAGCTTTAGGTGAGGCTTTAGCAGTAGTAACCCCCGCTTTTTTGGCTTTCAACTCTTGGCTTTCATTGGGCCTGCGTTTACCCTTTACGACAGTTTCAGGTATGTCAGAAACTCTTTCCTCTGGCTTTTTACCTTTGCCAAAGGCTCTGCGAGTCCTAGCTTTTTGTTTAGCTTTAGGCTTTTTCTTCTTCCTAAACATACGGTCAAATATGCCCATGACTTAACTCCCTTTCATAACTACCATTTTAGCTTTGCGAACACCTTGTTTCGCTTTACCACAACCACGGACTTTACCCCCTTTTTTCATACCCATAGGACTCATAGCTCCCATAGGTGGACGTTTCTTTTTCTTTTTGAGGGCTTGCATGTAATCCATAGGCTCTTGAGGCCCTGATGCATCTGGAGCCATCATGCCTCCCATATTATATCCTTTAGCTTTCATACTTTTATCTCCAGTATTTTAACAATTCCACTTGCGTAAACTCTTATTGATACGGCTATTCGGATCGTTAGCCGTTTTAGAGCTTGTGTTGCGTTTCTTCATACCTGTCATACGAGCGCAAAAAGATTTGCGCCTATTGGCAGCTTTAGAACCTTTCTTTAACTTGCTAGGTTTTGTAGTAACAGCGGTCTTTAGCTTACTGCCGGGATTAGCTTTGCGATAACTAGCAACACCTTTTTTGTTCAAGCCTCCAGACGCACTCTTCCCTTCCTTACGGGTCCAAGCCGGAGACTTTTTAACTGATCCCCCACTTTTATAGTAGGAACGCATAACCTACTCCAATATCAGAGTTATTTTATTGCCCGAACCAGTAAGTGCAGCTACAAAACAGCCGTTTTCGGCTAGTATGCCGTCTGCAGGTATATACACATCGTTCCAGCCTGTAGGTAGCGTGAGGTCTAAAAGAATAGTCCCACTAGCAGTGCCATCACGTAGTTGGAATGTACATGCGGCAGCGGCATTGACCAATACCCCCAGTATACGAGAGCGGTCTGGACCAACAAGAGCTGCGGTATCACCTGTAGCAAAGTTAAATGCCCGTACTAAATTAGCAGCCATGCTTTCATCTCCTAATTACGGTTGAATTGCAGTGTTAAACGCCTGTGCATACATTACAGTTATGACCGCACTACCAGCAGTAGTAGCCGCTGAAGCAGTGACAGTGAGACGCAAGTCAGAAGAACCAGTATCTTTCCACGATAGCGTTCCACCACCTTGGGTAGTAACAGTCTTTAGACCAACAGTAGTGCCAGAAGCTAGAGTATTAATGAATGTAGCCGCACCACCACCTGCCTGCCCAACACTGATGTTGGTAGTAGCATTAGCTGCCACTTCTAGGTCAACTAGGATGTTAACTATCTTAGAATTTGCGGGGATAACGATATTAGTGTCTACAGCAGCTAGTGCGCCACCAGACAAGTCAGCTACGTACTGCTGAGTCATTACAACGTAGCCAACGTTTGCCACGTCAGTGCCTACTGTTGTACCGTTAGTATTGCGGATGTTTCCGGCACGAATAGGGCCAGAGAAAGTAGTAGTACCCATGTCAATCTCCTGTCTGGGTTAGTCAGCTACAGTATGTAACTGTCAGGGATTTGTATTTTATAGCATAGAAAGTAAAGGGGGGCAACTAATGCCCCCCTCACTAATTACGCACCGGGTGAGCCGTAAATTCCAAGAGGGTCAGAAACCCCGAAAGAATAACGTTCACGAGCCTTATAGCGGCTATTACCCGTATCAAAATCTGCATCCATAGATGTAGACATTGGAGTACGAACAAAGTGCTTCAGACCATTTGGCACGTCTGTCATCAAGAACCAAGCATTAGTGTCTGTAAGGTAGTGATTAACAGCATACCCTTCAGGTATAGAGCCATTATTGCGGAGCGCGTTAATATCGTTATCCGCAGTACCTACACGGCCATCAGTATCTAATAGCCTAGTTGCAACAAACTGCAACGCTGGTGGGATGATGAGCTTACGTGGTTGAGCAGCAATCAACAATCCGCGTTCGTCTGTCCACTGGCTGATACCAATAACGGCAGCTTCAAGAGAAGTCTCGTTAAGGTCAGCCGCAACAGTTGGGCGGTTTGAGTTGGTGCCACCAGAAACAAGTGGGTGCGCTGTTGATATTAGCGGCTGTCCGTCACCGTAAGTGGTGCCAGCAGCAAAGCCAGTATTCAAAATTGACGCAGCTTTAACTTGTTTAGTGTACGCCATAGCGCGTGCAAGTGCTTTGGTATAACGTGCAGACAGTGAGTCATACAAGTTATCTTCTATAGCCTCTTCAGTGATGCTAAAGCCCATCGCTACGGTTTCATGCACATAGCGTGCACTCCACGCTTCTTGCGCATTGTCATACTCAATTGCAGAACCTTCTGCCTTAGTTGGGGCAGAGCCAAAACCAGACAGTTTGGTTTCTTCTTCAAATGAGCGGTCTGAAGATTCAGTCTCAAAAATTTGAGTGTGCTCTTCGCCATATTTTGCATACTCTAAACCAAACAACGCGTTCAGTCCGGGTAGCAGCTCTTTAAGTAATTGACTTCTTGAAATAGCCATCTAGTTATTCTCCTACGATGCCGGTACCCATTTGATGGTACGGTAGGTTAAATTTAACCAAGACATCAGTCTTAGCGTCACCAATGGCAGAACCAGTTTTAGTCACAAAACCAATTACTTTAAACGCTTTAGTTGCAGTAGCAGTAGTAGCGTCCAACGCAACGTTGGATTTACCAGTGGAGGTGTTTACAGAAGTAGTTGCATTCTGAGCACCAGTCAAAGGAGCATTGTGACCAAGAGCAGTCTGAGCGATAGCGCCGTCAGCTTGTACTTGGAAAGTTACACCCGGATCAGTTACCACGTAAGCAGTAGCATTAGCAGTGCCTGATGGGTAGTACTGAGCAAAGATCAACTGACCTTCAGCGTTAATGTATTCACAACCAACGAACACACCCAAAGCACCAATACTGCTGCCGCCAAGGTTGTTAGTAGTTGCGTCTGCACCGGTGCCAGAAGCTAGTTGGACGTATCCTGCGTTTAGTTCAACAATAGAACCATAGCCAATATTTTGAGCTACGCCAGCAGGAGTAATAAGAAAAGCGTCACGGGCACCAGCGTAGGGTGTTCCGTCAGCTTTACGTACGGGTACAAACCCGTATGGAGAGGCTGTAGTTGCCATTTATTTCACCTATTCAATTAATTTAAGTACCATTACCAAAGGTGACCTTCGTTTTCCTGTCATTAAACAAGGGCATGCGAGGATCATTCTCTCTCATGAGACTGTTGTCTACGGAATGCATCTGAGCGTTTGTCTGCTGTTGGTAGTGTGCAGAGCGCTCTTCGACTAATTCCACTGGAGCTTTACAAAGCATTAAACCTCCAATAACTACATTATCCTTAAACCGATCACTTTCTACAGTAACTAATGTAATTTCTGGGTGGTCTTCTGCCTTAACAGGCTCCCAACCTTCTCTTATTTTTGAAGAGACGTTAGTGGCATCAATTTGTCCTTGCGTGCTTATACGAACCCAGTGAAACTCGTAACCCGGCTGGGGATTTGGAGATGGTAACACCTCGGGGCGCGTCCAAGCCTGTTTACGAATTGTCTTTTCACGAGTCTCTAATTCACGGTCTATGTGGTTCTTAGCCATTATCGTTCCTTCCTCTGATCTAGTGCAGCCTGTTTGGCGTATTGTTCGGGAGTAAGTCCTAGACGTTTAGATAGTCGAAGTGCAGTTTGCGTTAACCTAATTTTCTTAGGCGCTGTACTACGTGTAGCAGGCGCAACTACGCTAGACTTTTTCTTTGTCCTAAGTGTTCCCTCCCCCTCAAAATTTTCGGGGAATAACTGTCGCATACGAGAATCAATCCTCTCGTAGTAGTTATCACTTTGAGGGTTTACACCCTCGCTGACAAGTTTATCATGCAACCCCAACGCTAGACTTGTCATCTCTCTATCTTGGTGAAACCAAGGATTTGCGTCATACCACGCTTGTGCACGCTCATCAACTGATGCGTACTCCACGGGCGGTGGGGCGGTTTCTGGTACCATTTTTACATTAGTTTCATCTTCCTGTAAAGCTGGTATTTTGAAATTGTTTAGCTTATCGGCCCTAATCTTAGCGTTCGTTAAGCTATCTTGCGCAGCAAGGACTCCGTCTGAATCCCCAGCTTCATATGCGTCTTTGTATGCTTTTTTAGCTATTTCTAAGTCTGATCCTGCACTACGCTTGGCTTGCTCAAGCAATGCAGTTTGGTTTTTATTTGCGTTAGCTTTTAACGTCTTATTCTCTTCCACAAGTTGCTGAGATAATCTTTCCAGCTCTTCACGCTCTCTAAAAGCCGTTTCTTTAGCTCGCCGCTCATCATGATAGCCTTTACTAAAATGCTGTATGCGTTTGCGCACTTTTTCTGAATAGTCTTCCAACTCGTCTTCAGTAACATCTTCTGGTGGTTCAGAAGGTTTACGGCCTCGATCAGCTTCTGGCGTGTCATCAACGACCTCAATCTCGTATTTGTCACTGTCTTCGCTATCATCCACTTCGTCTTTAGTAGCATCCAAAGGCGTTTCGCTTCCAAGCGTAATTGCACTAGACGGCTCCACCTCAATACTGGTATTTTCATCTTCCGCTCCTTCATCAGGAAACTCGTACTCTACTTTTTGAAAAGGCATAATTTTCTCCTATACAGACATGATGCCACGAGGATCGGGAATTACTGCTTCCACAGAATCGTCGTTCATTAACCTAAACTCTTTTCCATTGACCTTAAACCGTGTGCCCGTATTCATACGAAACATCACGTAGTCCCCTTCTTTACACCAAGGACCTTCAGGAAAACGGTCTTTATCTGAATAGGCATCTGCCCCTATATCTATAACAAGGCCCATAATCGACATGATATATTCTTTATGCATTTGGTCGGTTGTTTTGAGCAACTTGCTACCTTGGTATTGTTCTTCAATATCAGGTAACGCTATTAATATCCTATAGCCAGATGGTTTAGGCATTTGTGCTTCCCATTCCGCATCGGTTACCTCTCTCTTAACTGCTTTAGTCTCTAGTGCATCAGGTGCTTGAATAGTTTCAAACTGAGGGTTATTCATCTTCGTCATCCATATAGTTACGCGCAAGGTCTTCAATATGTTGTTTGCTGGCTTCGAGACCCCGAACTAAGCCAACAATTTCCTTGTATCCTGCAAAGTCTTTCGCAGACCCTCCAGAAAGAAAACTGGTTGCAGACGAAATATCTTCGTCGAGTTTTTTTACTAGCACGTCAAAGACGGTTGTAGCCATTATTCACTCCGTGTGGGTTTATTAGCCAACAGTTTCGCAAGCTCTAAATCTAGCTTGTTATTGCCTTCACGGCGGTTTGCGGCTATACGAACCCCTTCTTTCTGAGCGTCTAGTTGTAGCTCTTGCATATCAAGTTTTAACTTCTCAGCGCCCATCAGGGCATCCACTTGGTTTTTCTGGGCTTTAAGCTGCAAGTCGGCTTGTTTTATCTGAACTTCTTGTTGGTCTTTTGCGGCTTTGCGTTGTACTTCTTGCCCTTTAAGCTGCAATTCTGCCTGCTTCTGTTGGAACACAGGGTCCTGTTGTTGTTGTTGTGCTTGCTTCTGTGCAGCTTCTTGTTGGTGCCCCTGCGTAAGTTGGGTCCCTGCTTCTGCTACCAAACGTGATAAATCTACTTCAATCTGCTCTGGCAACTCTTGGCCCGGAGGTGGTAGTGGTGCTCCCAACTTCTCCTCGATCTGTTGGCGATACTGGAACCCAAGGTGTTCAGCAATATGCGCCTGTAGAGATGCCATAATCTGCTGTGCTTGGGGATTCTGTCCAATCATTTGAGCGACTTGTGGGTCCTGCATAAACGAGGTGTGGGTTGCAATATGTGCTTTGTGGTCTTGGTATATAAACGCGCGTATTGGCTTACCAACCAAAGCATCCATGTTCTCGCTAACAGGGTCAGCGGGCTTGGAGTCTTCCCTTGTGGGCACAAGTTTGTCTGCATTCTTCACACCCAATACTTCAATCATCTGACGATGCAGTTGTGGTAGGTCGTATATCTGAGGTGCCTGTTGCGCCATCTGTAACACTGCTTGGTACTGTACTACTCGCTGCGCCATCGTAGAGCTGTTAGGATCACTTACGGGTATTACATCTACCATCATGTAGTCTAACTGTCGGGCACTTACCTCCCCTCTTGACGGTTGGTAGTCATAGTCTTCTGGTGCATGGTCGGCCATGATTGCTTTGAGAAGTTTAAACTCTTGCTTCATGGTATAGTGAACGCGCGCTTGTACTGCTGCCATTGGCTTTAGCGTACGCTCTAACAATGCTAGTGTGGTTCCAACAGGAGCATTAGCTGACATGTCTGATATATTCATATCAGAAATAGCGCCAAGCCTACGCCCCTCAGTTGTTATTTGGTTTAGAAGCGCTAGAAGAGTTTGACTAGGTTCTTTGTAAGGTAGTGGCATGATGTTGTCGCGGATACTACCGGACGGTACATCTACATCCTTGAACTCTCCCGGTTCTATAGGAGTGTCATCTCCTTTAATACGTAGCCCACGAGATTTAAGCCCACCGGGGAGATTTGCTAAAGTACCAGCATCGACTAACTGTCGTATTAAAGAAGTACCCGCTTTAGCGTAGCCACCAATAATATGTATTAAGCCTAGACCGTAAAACCCAAACCCCGGCACGTATACATAATGCACAAAATGCTGGCGTTTTAGCATTAGTTCATCGTCTTCGTTCCAGTTACGCCGTATAGCAAGTACTTCACCAGTACCACGCTCTATAGTTACAACATAAGGTTTGGCTATTTCTTCGTCATCTTCATCTACACCATCTATAATTAGATCAGCGTGGACTTCATATATAGCAAAACGGCTATCATCTGTAATAGAAAAACCATCATCTTCCGCTTTCTTCTCTTCTATATCAGAATGAAACGGCTCAGAGTCTCCTAGGTCTACCTCGCGATAAAACCCTCCTGCCTGCAATTTTCTAAGCTCATTCTTTGTCTTACGCATGACGTGTGTAACACGTTCTGCGGCTTCTATAGTAGATGCGCCATAAGGCACTATGACATCTTCCGCTGGGATGTAGACCGCCATCTGGCGTCCTAGGTTAGGATCAAAGTAAACTTTCTTAAACGCTGATCCTGCTAGTCCTAGGCTGTATAGCATACGCTCGTGTTCGGGACGGTACTCAACCATGCGCTCAGTAAGCTCATAGTTCATATCAGCCTTAACCCGTTCTGCAGCTTCTATCTTTTCTTTAGTCTCTTCCCCAAGTATTTTAACTTTTACAGGGCCAGCGGCAGGGAAAGTCTCACTCATGGTCTCTGCTTGAAAACGTATGGCAGCTTCGGCTAACACTGTAGAGTACACCCCACACGCTCCATCCCACGGGTCAGTACGCTCCTCGTACTTTAACCCTAAGGTGTCTAACCCTTTAACAAACGTGTCTGCCCAGTCTTTACGGCTTTCTATGTCTGCCTCAACAAACCCTAGCAGTTCAGTGGATAAATCTTGAAGGTCACCTTCCTCTAATGCCTCGGCTAGGTTACCGTCAAACCCCATCAAATCAGACTCGTTTGCATCAGGGAGCAGTGTAATTTCAACACTGCCATCAGACAGCGTTACCATTTCAGGGTCAACAATTTCTATTTCTAGCTCAGAAATGCCCGCTTCATCTACGTCATCTATGCCTTCTGGTGCTGCGTATAACCCTTTATCTATTGCCATAGTTTAATCCCTAACTGCCTGCCGGAGTTTGTCCAAGAAACTTTTTTCTTTGATATTTTCATCGTAAAAACGACTTGTCCTAAAATTATCTGGAGACATAGTATCTTTAAAGGCGGGATCTTCTCCAGCCTCCTCTGCTTTCTTTTTATTCTTATCGCCACGCGTAACTGCATCGTGCGTCATATTTTGTGTTGCGTGGTGATCTAAAAAAAATCTGGCTCCCTTAACTAATTCCTCAAGGGGGGTATCTGGGTCTTCTGCCAATTCAGCAATCTCAGAAGCGCGAGTATGATACTTCTTATTCCACTCTGCGT